ATTGCAAATGTTACTGTCATAACTTATTTTTTAATGTGTCTTGTTAATGCTTCAATCTCTGCTCCTACAACCTCTGCGTAAACCTCCATTTCTAACAAGTCTAATTGATTCTGCAACCAGGTGTTGCTTGTTGTACTTGCGTAGTCTTGTAATTGTTTTAAAGTTCCTTTCATGATTTAAAATGTTGCTCCGTTAATAATAATGTGTACTAATACTGCTGTTGACATTGAAAAAATAATTATACTAAATATAATTAAAAAAATTTTAATGTAGTCTAAGTCTTTAAAGTAGCTCATGGTGTTTATTTATTTAATTTAATTAATTCTGCAAAGTGCATTAACGTGTTGTTAAAATCATCTTTCGTTAACTCTTGAGTTTTGTAAATACTGTTTAAAATTTGTCTGTATCTTTCTGATTCTGTGTTAGTTTGTTCTGTTACTAATACCATTTTATCTTCATTTAATGCACATAAAATTTCTCCTGGTAAATCATATCCAACCCAAGGCGCTATAGAATAATCTTCTAAAACAAAAAGAATATTATTTTTGTTTGCTCCAAAATCATTACCTTCAGTTACTCTTACTTTATCTCCTTTTTTAAACTTGCTCATCTTATTTATTTTTAGTGGTTATGTTTCCGTTTGCGTATTCCGTACAGATTACTCCTGTAGATAATACTGTTGTTCTAATAACTTTACCATTAAGTTTATTGGTAAGTTTGCGTGTAAATAGTTTAAGTGCTTTCATAGTTTAGTTTAATGGGGTTTTTACACCCCGTTTTTGTTACTTATTAAAACCAATTCATTTCTAAAAAATAGTGATAAGCAAGAACATAGTTAGGTAAATAAAAATATTGATCTTCTTTATTAAAAGCAACTGTCATTCCTTTATTTCTACCTTCATTTATTGTATCAATATGCATACCCGATTTATCAAATATTTTTTGAATATCATCATTTGTAAATTTTTGCTTAATTTCTGTTACTGTTAATTTAGTTTCCATAGTATCGTTTTTAATTATACTCAAAAATACAACCTAAGTTTAGTTAAACAATAAATTTTAACATAGTTTAACATAATATTAACAGTATTGTGTTGTTGTTTATAACATTGTGTTTAAATTTAAACAATTATATTAGTTTTATAACAAATAAAGTATTAAATTGCGTAAACTAATTATAAATAATGTTAGATAAGTTAAGTAAAAAAGACAAACTATGGCGTGAAGTGGCTTTTAGAATTACAAACGATAAGGATAGTGCGGACGAATTAGTGCAAGACATGTACATTAAAATGTCAAACTCTACACTAGACATTACAAAACTAAACGATAACTATTTTAAAATATCACTTGTAAATCTATTTAAGGATTCTAAGAAAGGTATGTATAAAACTATATCAATAGACGACCACAGCAAACCAATAGTAACAAAAGAAGATAATTTTAGTTATAATGATAGAGAGTTTTTTATGATTAAGAAACTTTCTAGCGAGGATAAGAAACTATTACTACTTAGCTATGAGAAATCAGTTAGGCATATCGCAGAGGATTTTAAATGTAGTTACGTTACAATATACCGGAGATTAATTAAGATACGTAAAAGGCTTTTAAAAGATGGTTACGATAGAGAGTATAGAAATAGAAGGTTAAAACATAAAAGATAATGGAGGAGCAGGAAAACGAAATAGATTTTACATTTGAGTTAGAATGTCCTACAGATATTGACAAGGAGTTTATAGCATCTTTTGCAACTGATTGGATTGTTAACTACGATGACGGTGTAATAACTTTAAAGGGTCTTAGGGACATGGAGAAAAGATTTGTTGATGAGGAACTGTATCACTTTGCCGAGTCTGTTAAACGTGCAATAAAGGCTGTAGATATAATATTTGAATAAACAATAAACATGCTTGTGAGCGTAGGTTGTGTAAGTCGGTCTCCAAAACCGTACTTTGAAGGTTCGAATCCTTCCACTCGTGCAAATTTAAAAATTAATTAATTAATACTTTTATTAATTATGGATGAAAGAAAAAACAATGGTGGTCACAGCACCAAAGGCAAGGCTGGTAGACCTAATAAGGTAGATGAAATAAAAGTTAATACTATATTTCTTACTGCGTTAAAAGAACTACACAACAAAGATAAAGACGATGAAGCAAAGGTATGTTTTGTTAAAGACTTATACGAAACACCAAGAGGACAAATATTTATAGCAGAACATTTATTTGGTAAGCCCAAGGATATTGTTGAAAGTACACACAACATAAACAATTTTGATATAAAAGAGTTATTTAAGTTTGATAAAGATAAAGGAGAAATATAAATCTTTAGGTTCTGACAGTAGGTATTTTGTTGTGTCTGGTGGTCGTGGTTCTGGTAAGTCTTATTCTGTAAACTTATTCTTATTACTTCTTACATACGAATCAGGACACGTTATACTATTTACACGATATACATTAACTTCTGCACACGTTTCAATCATTCCTGAATTTATAGATAAGATTGACACAGCCAATTTAAGGCACGATTTCCATATAACCAAAGACGAAATTATAAATATAACTACAGGCTCTAAGATTCTATTTAAGGGTATCAAAACAAGTAGTGGAACACAAACCGCAAATCTTAAATCTTTAGCAGGTGTTACAACATGGGTATTGGATGAGGCAGAGGAACTAGACAATGAAGATATATTCGACAAGATTGATTTTTCTATTAGAAACAAGGCAATGCAAAATAGGGTTATACTTATTTTAAATCCAAGTACTAAAGAGCATTTTATTTATAAACGATTTTTTGAAACAAAAGGTGTTGCTGGTGGTGTAAACTTGACTAAAAAAGATACTACCTACATTCACACAACATACAAAGACAATTACGAGAACCTAAGCGAATCTTATTTAATAAGAATAGCAGATATTAAATTAAACAATCCAAGCAAGTACAGCCATGTTATTAAAGGTGGCTGGTTAGATAAGGCAGAGGGTGTTGTGATTGAAAATTGGAGTTATGGAGAATTTAATCCTAATCATTTACAAACATCATTTGGGCAAGATTATGGATTTAGTAATGACCCGACAACATTGGTGGAGGTTGCAATAGATAAAACACTTAAAAAGATATACGCAAAAGAATTATTGTATAAAGCAGGCTTAACAACTTCACAAATAAACGAAATAAATAAAACATATTGTGGCAATAAGTTAATTATTGCAGATAGTGCAGAGCCTCGTTTAATAAATGAGTTATCGTTAGAATGTAATGTTGTGGGTGTTAAAAAAGGTGCAGGAAGTATAACAGCTGGTATAATGTTTCTTCAAGACTATGAAATTATTGTAGACCCTATAAGTATAAATTTAGTTAAAGAACTTAACAATCACGTTTACGCAGACAAAGGTTCTAAAACTTACCAAGACAATTGGAATCATTTAATAGATGCCTTACGTTATAATGTGTACTACAATCTGCAGGGAGTTAGTGATTTTGAGTTGATGCGTTAAATTTAGTAACAAAAACAATAATTTAAAGTTATATAAGTAATGAATAAAAAAGTACAAATACCAACATCACAAGACGATATAACAGTAGGACAAGAGCAGGCAATAGATATAATTATAAACCAAGACCTTACAGAAAAGGAAATGGATGATGAGATTATAAAACTATTTGTAGGCATAGAAGATATAAACGATATAAGCAAAGTAGATAGAGATTACTTTAATGAATCTATAGGTCAAGCAATACAGAATGAAGGAGAGTTTAAGAGAACGTTTAAGATAGGTTATATAGAGTTTGGAATGATTCCTAACTTTGATAAGATAAGTGGGAGTGAATACACAGATTTAATAAAGTATTCTACAAATACAGAGGACTTGCATAGGCTTATGGCTGTAGCGTTTAGACCTGTTAAATTTAAAGACAGATACAAGAACTATCAGATAACAAAATACAACGGTACAGGAGAGTTAAGTGAGTTAATGAAAGACACACCTTTATCAGTAGCCAAAGGTTTTAATATTTTTTTTTTGAGTTTATCGAAAGATTCAGAGAGTCATATCCTGAGGTCTATGGCGGAGGAACAAGCGAAGGAAACGCTAGTTTAGAATATTTTAAAAAGTGGGGTTTTTACGCAAGTATAGTTTCATTAGAACGCTCAACAAAATACAATAGAGATGAATTGCTA